TAGATGCTGACGGAAATCTCGTAGTTGGTCTCAGCCTTTCTGATGTAGAGGTTTCTAACTTTCCAGATTTCTATCCACTTCCTGAAGATCAGCTTGAGCAGCTCACACCCGCAGCACCTATAACGGGATATGCCACTGAAGCTAAGCAAGATGCTGGGAATGCTTCTCTCGTAACGATTGCTGGTAAAGATTTTGCCACTCAAACTACATTAGCTGCCATTCTAGCGAAGATAATTGCTGCTCCGGCTACCGAGGCAAAACAAGACACAGGAAATACTTCATTGGCTACGATTGCAGGGAAAGACTTCGCAACGCAAACAACCCTAGCAGCTATCCTTGCAAAGATTATTGCAGCGCCTTCAACGGAAGCTAAACAGGATGCACTATTGGCACAAATTTCTGCGATCGATTTCGCGATGGATTCCACTCTTCAAGATGTTTACACTCAATTAGTAGATGTTGTGAATGGCCTTCAAAATGTAGCGGGGATTATAAATGTAGCTGAAATCAGAGGTCCATCCACTCCAATCTCAGTTACAGTCAATGCTTCAAGTTCAACGGTTGTAAGTGCGAACGCAAGTCGTAGAGGCCTTTATATGGTCAATACATCCACTGCTAATCAAATCATTACCTTGAGGCAAACAGCAAATGCTGCAGTCATGTGGGAGGGTATTGTTCTCTATCCTGGGGGAGTTTATCAGATGCAAAGAGAGGATTACCATCTCAATGAAATTAGGGCAATCGCAAGTGCAGCCGGAGGAAGGTTATCAATTCAAGAATATACTTAAACATGAGTGTGAATAATCCAATCACCATTGTTGAAAGAGACATTACCCCTAAATTAGGTGGTAATTTAGATAAGAATGGATTTGAGATATTGAATATGCTAATTGGAATTGATATTCAAGCTTATGATGCCCAACTCGCAGCCCTAGCAGCCTTGTCACCATCATCAAATAAACTTCCTTATTTTACTGGATCAGCCTCAGCAGCTCTTACAGATCTCACATCTTTTGCTAGAACATTTCTAGATGATGCTGATGCCGATACTGTTAGGTCAACACTAGAAATAGATTTTGGCACGTGGACTCCAACTTTCACCAATGTAGCAAACGTTGCTAGTTTTGGAACAGTTTCATCTTGGCACTATTTAAAGATGGGAGTGGCTAATGCAGGAATTTTAATTGGAGGCGGAAGAATAGCTGTGGATCCAACTTCTGGAAGCATTAACACTGAATTTGGAGGCAGCATGCCCTTTGCATCAAACTTCACTTTATTTACTGATGTCGGAGGTGTTTTTTTTGCTAAAGACTCTGTTTCATTGGGGGGTGCTATTTTGGCTGATACAACAAATGATCGTTTAAATTTTAAATATGTGAACACGGCTGAAACTGCTGCTAGAGAGTTTTCAGGAATATTTATCGCTAGGCTTAAATAAAAAATAATAAAAGTAATATGCAAATAAAGCTTATAACTGGTGAGACGTTTGACAATGAGGCCATGGTCAGCATAAAGAAAGAAGGCGATCATCGTTCAATTAAAATGAGTAATGGTCAATTAATTGATCTTCCTGAAAACCGATATCATTGGGTAATGAAAATATCTAAAGGTCATATGATCGAGATCAATCCAGAGTTGGCCGTAAATATTCATAATATCATCTGTATGGTTCCGACTGGAGAAGGATACTCGATCTCGTTTGATATAGAGCCACCTGCTGAAATCACTAATAAACAACATGAGACTTTGACAAATCAAGATAATGAAAAAGGAGTAGTATTTCTTACTGTTATGGACTTAGAGCAAAGAATAGAAATGCTATTGGGTGTAGGGGAAAAATGTGTTGATTACAATAAGCTGTAGGGATTTGACATTGACTTAGAATGATAAGATACTTTTACTAATTAAAAGACAAAACCAATGGATAAAATAAACCTCAAAGAATATACAAAAGGACAAGCTAAGGATTTAGTCAAGCACATTTTAAACCTAAATATTAAACAGGTTAAAGGTGAAGGCACTTTCGAAGTAGTTGCTTCTACTCAAGGTGAAGACAGAGCTGGTGAGGTTATCCTGGTTAAAGGTTGGGATACTGAAAACTATCTTAAAAATCCAATCATTCTTTATGCTCACGATTATAGTTCTTTGCCCGTTGGCGCTGCGACGGAAGTGGTGAAGAATGAGGATCAACTTATTGTTAAGGGTGTTTTCGCAAACACACCTGAAGGGCAAAAAGTTCGTCAGCTTTATGATGATGGAATCCTACGGACTGTTTCAGTAGGATTCATTCCTATGGAGCGAGACGGAAACGTGATCACAAAGGCAGAACTGCTTGAGCTTTCTTTCGTACCTGTGCCTTGCAATCCTGAAGCACTTAGCTTAGCCAAAGGTTTTTCTAAAGAGATTAGCAAAGCAATTAAAGCGGTGGTTCCTTTCGGAGAAACTCCAATGGCTCCTGAGGAACAAACATGGAGTGCAGAGTCTGCTTTATCTAATCTTGAGGAATGGGCTAGTGAGGATTCAGTTATCGACTGGGCTAAATATCAACAAGGTTTTGCTTGGTTCAATTCAGACACACCAGAGGAGAAAGGATCTTATGAGTTACCTCACCATGACATAATGGAGGATGAACTTGTAGCAGTCTGGCAAGGGGTTTTATGGGCAATGGGAACTCTACTAGGAGTTGGTGAAAGCCCCAGTATTCCTGAGGAAGAGAAGCAAGCTGTTTACAACCACCTAGCTCAACACTATAAACAATTCGGAAAAGAAGCTCCTGAGTTCAAGGAATATACTGAAGAAGAGCTACGGGCCACATTCCCCGAGCTTTACAATGATGAACAAGATGTTGAAGAAGAACCTGAGGATCTAAGTGAGGAGGAGGAAGAGGTCAGGGAAGCTGTTAGCGATGTTATAAAACGTCTAGATGAAGACGTAAAGGGTCTATTAGCCAGTGCGAAATTGCAAATCGAACAGGTGACAGGCTTTAAAAAAGGCGCGAAGTCTACAGGCATTAGCCAAAAGGCAGGGCGTACATTATCCGCTAAGACTAGAACGGCAATTCAAAACGCTGCCGAATCTGCAACCAAAGCGGCTAAGGATCTAAATGCATTACTTTCTTTAACTGACTCAGAACCTGAGCCAAAGAATGAAGGTAAAGCAGAGCTCTTAAAACTCTCTCAAAGCATGGACAAACTTGCTGAAAGAATGATTAAGAATTTAAAAAGCGTTTGATTTTAACAATAAATTTTAATAATTATTTATGGATCTTAAACAAATGAAAGACCTTGAAGATAAAGTCGAATCAGCAATCGTGAGTGTTGTTGAAAAACAAATCCCATTGATGGTTGATGAAAAAGTAGCTGCTAAAATGGAAGCTGCTATGGAACAGTTAGGTTTGAACAAAAAAGGTTCTGATGCTACTTTCCCTTTGGGAATGTCAGATGAACAAAAGGCTGGTTTCAGCCAAAAGCAAAGGTTTGCTAGCCTTATCAAGGCTGTTACCAAGAAAGACTTCAAAGTTCTTGGTGAACTAGGTTGCAAAGGTTTGATCGAAGGTGTTGACTCTCAAGGTGGTTTCCTTGTCCCCGAGGAATTTGCTTCTGAAGTTGATCGAATTAAAAAGAACGTAGGTATCCTTCGAAAGCTTGCTCGACGAATTCCTATGACCACTGACACAATGAATATGCCTGTTCTAGGCAATACAGTTGCTGTTCAATGGGTCGAGGAAGCAACTGAAGGTACTGAATCAGTTCCTACTTTCAAGAACGTAAAATTGATGACTCGAACTGCTTTGGGTCTAGCTCCAGTTTCAAACGAACTTCTAGCAGACGCTAATGTTGATGTGGTTGACTTCCTTATGGAAATCTTCGCAGAAGCTTTGGCTGAAGCTGAGGACTTCCAAGGGTTCAACGGTGTAGGTACTCCTTTCACTGGTATCTTGAACCACCCAGATGTAAACGATGTTTCTGCTGCTGCTACCCACACTACGGTTGCAACTATGACTTTGAAAGATTTCCGCTCTGCTCAATCTATTAAAGGTACTATCCTTTCTGGAGCTGTATGGGTTTTCAGTCCTTCTGTATGGGCTGCTATCCAAGGTATCCAAGAAAACTCTCAAAGTGTGGTGAACTTCTCAAACAACGGGAATATCCTTAGCGGTGACGTTAAAGATGGAACTCTAGAGCCAGTTGGTATGCTTTGGGATCGTCCAGTTTATACCTCTGATCAAATGCCAGCTGTTAGCGATATCACTGCTGATGAGGCTGTGGGTATCTTCGGTAACTTCAACTACTTCTACTTCGGTGATCGACAACAAATGACATTGGACGTTTCTAAAGAAGCTTCAATGACCATCGGTGGTACAGTTGTAAATGCTTTCGCATCTAACCAATCTATCGTTCGTATCACAGAAAGAGTTGCGTTGGCCGTCGGTATCGGTGAAGCTTTCACTGTTCTCAAAACTGCTGCTGCTTAGTATCTATTTAAAATAACTAAATTAATATTATGAAAAAGTACAAAGCCCTTAAAAACTTCTCTTCAGGATTCTCAACTTTCAAAGCAGGTGAACTTTACGAACTAGAAGATGATGTAGCCGCTGGTTATGGCACTCGTCTAGAAGTCGTTGAAGAAGCTCATGGAAACAAAAGAGCTCACAAAGATGAACTTCCAAAAGAAGATCGTGAAGACCGAAAACGAAGAGGGGAAAAAGGAAAACAGGAAGAAGAGGACGACGATGAAGAAGAAAACGCGCCATCATATAAGGACATCTCTGAAAATGATGATCGTGAAGATAAAATGATAAGAAAAGCTAAGAGAAAATAGTAAATTATTTAATCTAATTCAAAACTAAATGCACTCATTAATTGAAAATTATAAAGGGGTGGAATTTTTTCCCATCACTGACATCACCTCAGCAACCACCACTAATGGTGTAGGGGTTGACTGTATCAATATGCATCACGATCTAGTGGCCATTGCTCAACTTGGAGCTCAGACTGGTGATCACACTGCTGATATTAAGATGCAAGAATCAAATGTTTCTGGTTCTGGCTACACTGACATTGTTGGTGCTACCTTCACTCAAACTGATGAGGATGATGATGGGAAAATTGCTTCCATTGGATTCCGAAGGACTAAAAGATACGTTCGAGCAGTAATCGTTACTGCTGGGACTGTAACAGCTAACGTTGTTGGTATCTCTGGTCTAGTAAAGGCGGTTGATGGAAAGGCAGACCTAAACAGTGAAGATGCTGCTTAGTTGAAGGCTTCTTGAGTGACGGTCACTGCGACCGTCACTTTGTGTAGCTTTTTAAAACAAAAAAATGGCAGTCATTGATAAAGCCCTCACAACCTTGGCAGACGTTAAATCTTATTTAGGTTTAACAGCCAATACACACGACGCCCTTCTTGAAATGCTGATCAATCAGATGACTGTTTTTGTTGAAATGGAATGTGGTAACAGGACTTTCAAATATGATGAAGATGCAGACCCTATCGAAGAGATTGTTGATGGTGATTATGATGGAACAAAGAGGAATAAGATCTTCCTCAAGACGTGGCCTATCGTTGAAATCGTCAGCATTGAAGTTAATGATGGGGATTACAACAACCCTACTTGGTCAGCTGTAGCAGGCACAGACTACACCTTGAATCCTTCTAGTGGCACGATCTATATGAGCTCCGGTTTAAACAAAGGCAATCAGAACTATAAAATAGTCTACAAGGGAGGATTTGCAGATATTCCGTTAGATTTGCAGTTATGCTGCATAAAAATAGTAGCTAAGGAGTTCGACAAAAGAAGGTCTCAAGGTATCTTGAACGAAGGTCTTGGAGGAGGTAGCGCCTCTTGGAATGAGAACATTGACCCTTCAGCTCAGAGAATTTTCAGGAAATATCGTAACTTCTTTTAAATGAGTACTGGAAGATTCAATTATAATTTTAATGCCACGGTTAAACGATCTGTTTATGCAGGGGGTAAATCAAATTATGTAGCCACTGGGAATGTTTATTTAGGGTTCTTCTCTCCAGTTGATCAAGACCAGAATATTCCTGGCCTGCAAACAATGTCTCAAGCTTATCAATTTCAGACTGATGGAGACGCTGATATTCAGGCTGCTGATAGACTAACCATTGATGCTGTGGATTATATAGTGAGAGGGGTTCGGAAATTTGATCTCAAGAGGCAATACTTTATTGATTGCCAATTAGAACTGGCAGTTAAAAATTAATTTATGGCATCCAATGCAGCTTTCAACATTAAGGTAGAAGGTTTAGATAAACTAACGGCTGCATTTGCAAAATCACCAAAGATAGTCGCTGCAGAATTGGAGCCAGCTTTAAAAAAGGCTATCGTAGTCCTTGATGCAGCGTCGATTCCAAAGATGCCTACAGATTCAGGTCTTCTAAGAAACTCTAACAAACAAAGCTTCTCAGCTCTAACAGGAACTTTGAAGAACACTGCACCTTATGCAATGTTCGTTCATGAGGGAACTAAGCCCCACTTTCCACCTATTGATGCCATTGAGCCATGGGCAAGGAAGCACGGTATACCGGCATTCTTGGTCGCAAGAGCAATCTCTCAGAAAGGTACCAAGGCACACCCGTTCTATAAAGATGCAGGCAAGGAGGAGCAAGCTAGAGTAGAAGGATTCTTTGCAGATGCACTAAAGAACATAACCAATAAATTAGCGAAATGAGTTGGACCACATTAAGACCAGCGGTGAAAGCCAAGTTAGATTCCTTGACAGGAGTTGGTCAGAAGATTGCCCAGGTTTTAGATGTTCATACTGGGAATATCACGCAATTCCCAGCAGTCACCTTTGAACCTTCCTCGAATGAGAATGAGTTCTTCAGTAACACCGATAATCTGAGATCCTATCAGTTCGATATTTACGTTCATCAAGAGATCACCCGTCCAGGCCGGGATGTTGCCATCGATATTTTGACAGGCGTGGTGGATGACATCATTGAAGCTTTCGATACCGACTACAACCTTGGGGGTGCTGCTGACTTCTGTGAAGCCATGCCATCGGTTTGGGGAGAGTACACAGGTGAGCATGGAGCCATTAAGTACGCTCAGCTCACTATTATTTGTAAGATAGAGAAGCAGGTCATCACTTGATCTTGCGCTGTATTAAAGTACCTTTTATAATCAAGTCAACAAAAAATACTATGGCAAAAAGCAAAACAGAAAATACAGAGACTCAAGAAAAGCCAAAGAAGAAAATGAGAATATTCACCTTCCCAAAAGAAGGGTTTGTTGCACGTGCTGCTAATTTAGCGGATGCCCAGGCCCTGCTCAAAAAAACTTTAGAAACTAAACCAAAAGAAAATGACTAAGCAAATCGGTAGACAAGTATCCTTCGGTATCGGTAAAGAAGCAGTGCGCGGGACTCCTGACAATGTGGATTATTGGATTCCATGGATTGAACTTGAAATGGAAGATAAAGTTGAGGGAGTGGACGATGAGCAAAGTCTTGCTGTCATCGAAGGCTCAGACGATATGCAGTTAGTCAATCGATACGGAGAGATTGTTGCTAAGGGTAAATTGAAGGATGAGTCTAGTGGACTTTTCTTCTTATCGCTTTTCGGAACCGATACTCCTGATGAAGTTGAGGCTGGCGTATATGACCACGTATTCACTGTTAATCAAAGCATTCAACATCAATCTCTTACGGCTGTGATAAAAGATGCCAACCGAGATGAGGCATTTGCCAACGCTGTGGTTGATAGTATTCAAATCAACGCTGAACTTGGCGATTACATAATGTATGAAATTTCTTTAATGACTAAAGCTTCAGTTACAGACACGAATGCTGTAGCCCACACATTAGAAAGAGACTTCCTTCCTCAGCATTTGACCTTCAAACATGCAACAAACGTAGCTGGTTTGAATGCAGCTTCTGAAACCAAGATTAGAAATTGTACCATTGAAATCAGCTCTAACATTGCTCTTGAGAATGCTCTAGGTGATATCTCACCAGACGACATTCTTAATCAACAATTCACAGTTGAGGGTGAGATTACTTTGACAAACAAGGACAATGTTTTCAAAGACATGCAAAACGATAATGAACAAAGAGCTTTCAGAATACAATTCGTTCATCCTGATACTATCGGTGTGGGTAGCAACCCAACTATCACAATAGATCTTTCTAAAGTTAAGATCTTCGACTACGAACAAAAAAGAGATTTGAATGAGTTCGTTGAAGAAACTTTTACATTCAAAGCCCACTACAATCTTCCTGAGGAAAACATGATCGTTCTGACCCTAAGGAATGAAGTAGCTGCCTACTAAAAACAACTAACCTAACCCAAATATGGAAATCGATGAAGACAAATTTTTAAAGATAGATCTAAAAAATGAAGGGACTTATGCTTTAATGAGAAAGAATATAAGCTTTGGGGAGTGCAGTCAAATCGATGCGCTTTTCAAGAAAGGAGCTACCATGGTTAATGGTGGTATAAGTTTAAATATGGAATCAGAGGAAAGATTCTCAATAAAGCTCATGCTAACCTTCATTAAGGAAATCGTTATCAATCCTATAACTGAGCCAACGCCCATCACAGAAAAGATTCTCATGGATATGGATGCAGAGGATGCATTTTTGATTTATTCAAAAGCTCTTGATCGTTATGGTGAAATAAAAAAAAAGTTCAGTCCGACGACAGAGAAATAGAGCAAGGCATTTACTGGGAAAGGCCAAACAAACATGTAGCTACTCTGCCGCAACTTTGCCTTACCTTAAATTGTTTACCTAGTCAAATACGCAAAGAAAGTTATAATGATATCGAAAATATAATCAGTGCATTGAATTGGCAAGCTAAATTTGATAAGAAGAAGTCCAGGAGTTCAAGAACAAAACTTAAAAAATAAACATGGCAGAACAAGAATTAAAAATAGTCTTAACCGCCAAGGATGATGCATCCAGCAAAATTAAAAGTATCGCTTCTGGTATTGAGAGTGGCCTTCAAAAAGTAGGAATAGCAGCGGCAGCTGTAGGAGTTGGAATGGTAGCCTTTGGCAAGTCATCGATCGATGCTTTTGCTGAAGCCGAAAGATCTCAAAGACAATTAGAGCACGCCATCATAGATGTGAGCCATGGAAGTTCTGAGCAAGTGGCTGCAATCAATGCAGTTTCAAGTGCCCTTCAGGCTAAGGTGGGTGTGGATGCGGATGCAATCAATATGGGAGCTGCTCAGCTAGCTACTTTCGGACTTCAAAGTGAGTCTGTCGTAAATTTGACAAAATCCATGGCGGATTATGCAGTTAATCAGGCAGGTGTTAATGCAGGTTCCCAGGATTACATAATGAGTGCGAACACCATTGCAAAAGCTTTGAATGGTCAGTTTGGAGCTCTAGAAAAGACGGGGGTTCGTTTCACTGCTCATCAACAAGAGCTCATTATGACAGGAACAGAAGCTCAGAAGGTTGCTACGATTCAAGAAGGTCTTGCTCAGAATCTTCGTGAGACTACGGATACTTTAAATGGTGCTGATGTGGCGCAGGCAAGATTGGCTGCCTCAATGGGTGAAATTAAAGAATCTGTAGGTGCAGCCCTGCTTCCTGCTTTAGATTCTTTGGCGCAAAAATTGGTGCCAATAATTGATAGCATATCTAAATGGATAGCTGATAATCCTGAACTGACTATGAAAATAGTAGAATGGACTGCTGCTATTTTAGGAATATTAATAGTCCTTCCTTTGCTTATCACAGCAATAAAAGCCGTAGGGACGGCAATTATGTTCGTTGCAGCTAACCCTATAGTTTTGATCATAGCGGCCATAGCAGCTTTAGTCGCAGCTGTAGTTTTGATGATTCAGAACTGGGATGCAGTGAAAGCTAAGGCAGAAGAAATTTGGAATGGTATAAAAGAAACCATAGAAGCGGCTTTGAATAAGGTTAAAGAAGTTATAAACAGTATAATTACAGCGATTACAGATGTTTGGAATTCATTTGTTGAAGGTATAAAAAATACATGGCAAGCTGGTTGGGATGCAATGAGTGGCGCGGTGGCTGCCGTGGCTGGCACAATCATGGGAATAATAAATGGCATCATAGATACTATTTCCAAGGCAGTTGGAAAAATAAAGGAATTAGCAGCAGCAGCAGGAGCAGCAGCGAAAGAATATGGACAAGGAGTTGCTGATAGGTTTAATGGAGGACATCTTTCACCTTCTTCTAGCGGGGGTTGGAAAAAGACAAATGCTACAGGAGGAAATGTATTTGCAGGTCAAACCTCTTTGGTAGGAGAAAAGGGTCCGGAAATGGTAACCTTTGGTCGTAGTGGTACGGTTACTCCTAATAATAGACTAGGAGGAGGAACTACAGTGGTTGTCAATGTTTCAGGAAACAATGTCCTTGGGGGAAACATCCGTCAGTTCTCCGAAATGATTGGTGATGAAATAATAAATACACTTAGAATTAACCGTCGACTAGCTTAAATATGGCCATCACCGTTTTAATCAATGGAATAGATCGGTCAAGTGTAATCGACTGGCAAAGCCTGAGCTACGATGAGGCACTCACCAATCAAGTAGACACAGTTACTTTTAGAACTAAGAAATTTGGCACACGTACCTTCATCCCTAATCCTCTACAAGAAGTTGAAATTGAAGTGGATGGGAATAAGATCTTTGGAGGTCACATTATCAAGGTTGATCAAGATGTTCAAAGTGTGGATGGCCTAGTTCATACTGTAACGGTGCGAGATTACAGTTATGAGATGGACCGCAGACTGGTCATTGAAAGATATGAGAATAAGCCTCTGATAAACATTCTTAATGATATTCGGAACCGGTACATAAACAAGATCGATCGTGTTGAGATCGCAGTGTTTTCAGAGAACGAGATTTGGGTTGGTGGTGAAGTCGATACTGTGAATTATAGATTAGGAAATCAGGCAATCAAAGTCATCTCTGACAACAACGTGGTTGCTTACCTTGATCGGCTTATTTATTTGAACCTTGAACCTAATGGCTTTCCTGAAAACGACTACCTTGAGATCGAGGTATTTGTCAATGACATAAACAATCTTGAGAGTGTGAATTTGATCTTGAGTTCTTTATCAGACTTTTCAAACGATTATTTTACAGCAGATGTATCTTCCCAAATCATTCAGACCGGTTGGAATTTAGTTAAGGTCAATAAGACAGATTTCACAGAGGTCGGTGCACCGGACTGGACGATGATCTATGCTACTAGAATGGAAGTGAAATCAAAGCCTTTCACTAATGTTGAAGTCACCTTTGATAATTATCAGGTGCTTAAACAGGACGCTTTCACAAGAGACGGTAGCTTAGGGGCTACTCAGATCATCAAGTGGATGGCTTTCAACTACGAGACACCTAGCAGTTGCCTTCAGAGAATGGCAGAGCTTTTCAACTGGCACTGGTATGTGGATGAGAACAAAGACATTAAAATCTTCGCTAAGTTCGATATCTCAGCTCCATTCAACTTGAGTGATACGAATGGCAATCATGTTTATCGATCGTTAAGCATCAACAATAATGCTGATCAGCTCAGGAACTCGATATTCGTTAGAGGTTCTGATTATCTCGGAGACCAGGAGGAGGAAGACCTGACCCACCAAGCGGACGGTTTGAATGCTATTTTTAAGTTGGGGTACAAATATAAAAACGTACGCCTATTTCAGAATGGTATTGAAAAATCAGTGGGGGTTGATAACCTGGATAAATTCGATGACAACCAGGGCTCTACACAGTTGCTCATTGATGGACCTAATCCTGCAAACATAGGGGACATCACAGCTCGTACCTATGCTTCTCAAGAGATCATCGTAACCAAGCATGGACGTCGGTCCAGTATCACACTTAGGATTCGAAAGGTTGGCAACCCGGTTGATGACCTCCAATTAGCAATTTATTCCAACGTCAATGAACATCCTGGCAATCCAATCCTTTCATCGGTTGTTTTTATACCGCCTGCTGATGTTGAGGCTGACTTCGAAGACATCACAGTAGAACTAAATGAAGCTTTCACCAACTCCCTTCTTTTCGATGTTGATGATCGTTATCAGATAAGAGTGAGACGCTCAGGAGGCGTAGACAATGCAAATTATTATCAGATCGATACCTCAGACGTTGCAGAATACGACGGGTATCACAATGAAGGCGATGCTGGCTTCACTTGGACGAAGGTCGACTCTACCTGGTATTTCCTTGAGGGTATTGATTACGAGATCCTTCACAGCTTCCTTGAGAAGATCCTTATCTTTGAAGTACCACCCCTTGGAGGTGATGAGCTTATATTTACCGGTGATCCTTTCTTGCCCGTGTTCGTTCTATATCGAGACGGTGCTTCCATAGCTGAATTTGGGGAGTTCCAATTCAAGGTTATAGATAAAACTATCAAGACAAAAGATGGTGCAAAGCAAAGAGCTCAGCAAGAGATTGTAGCGTGGGCAAATGAAGTGGTTGAGGCATCTTTCCTAACTTACAAGCATGGTCTTAAGGTCGGACAAACCATAAACATACAGTCGGATATTCGCGGATTACAGCAAGATTACGTCATTCAGAAGGTCAGGGGAGTGGCCCGGAGTCCCTTCGAATTTGAATATCAGATCCAAGCGGTAACCACTCGAACCTTCAGTATTTTATATTGGCTTCAGCAGCAAATTGACAGAGATGACAGGAAGGAAGAAATCATTGATAATGAAACTCAAGAGAAGATCGAAATTATCATGGAAGAGTTTGGATTTGAAACAGAATTTATTATCGATCAGTACACTGGAAAAGTTTGGGGGTTAGCTGGAATGGGAAACGATTTGGTTTGGGATGGTGGGCCGGATCACATTTGGATTTAACAAATTAAATATGCAAGTTAAAGATACATTTGGACTGCAGGGAAAATTCATCCTCACTTTAAAAGACTTGGATGGAAATATCGTTGAAGTTCAGGAGTCTAAGAACCTAGTTGTCACTGTAGGCAAAGAGGTTTATGCGCGCCTTCTAATGAATGATCAGACTTATTCTGGCTTTGTGAATTACGTAGCTGTAGGGACCGACGGGGCAAGTCCTGCTGTAGGCGATACGCAACTAGGAGCAGAGATAGACCGTAGTGAGCTGGAGGATGCGAACAGAGTCGGAACACAGACAACGCTTGAGTACGTTTTCAGTGCCACTCAGGCTATCGGAGACCTCAAAGAGATCGGGGCCTTCATAGATGCTACTGATACGCCGAACAGTGGGATTATGTTTGATAGTGCAAACATCGATATCATCAAGACACCCCT